CGGCCCCTCAGCCCCTACGAAATACTTTGACTTAACAGTCGTCTACAAGAACATTTTCTAACTCCCAATGCTTTACGCTAACGTACGAAACTATTTTCAAGAAAAGATAGCTAGAATTCGTCATGAATGGAAACTCTTTCAACAAGAAGACCATGATACTGACCTCACGAAGCAACGCATCCAAGATTCCGACACACGCCGTCACTTTTCACAAGTCTACTATGACTCACGAAATGAAGAAGCACACCTCGCACTGAACGCTGAATACAGCACCCTAGTTGAAGCCATGCGCCTCGATTACCAATCGAAAGATCAACCTTTTGAACTTTCCATCAGTTACGATACTTCTCAGACCCCCCTTGACCGCATCCCACTCCCAGGTATAAAACAAGTTCCAAAACTTTTCCACTCTGGACACGTAATCCATGCTAACCCGCTTACTTCTCGCCCCCTTCAACCTGATAATGAAACCGACGCTAATGAATCATACATACCCGGAGATATTGACTTTGGTGAACCACTTCACGAATTGCTCCAACATCTCATCACAAACAAGTATCCACAGTACCAAAAGTACGTCGATAAATACTGTCGCCCCGCCGGCACTACTGACGCTACCTTTCGAGACTTTAACAAAGAACAGAAACCATCTGCCCCGATCAATGAAGAACGAAAACTTGAAGTTTTCGATCACATCTTCCATTTCCTCGACTGCACACCTTTTCTACCCATACACTTTGTAGATACTCAGTATGCAAAACTCCCCAATGTAACTGGAACTGGTTATCACAACCGATTCTCTTACAAGCAAAAAGCACACGCAAAATACTCACATCCGACCGAGTACTCCGACCGTCCCACTTCCAAAGGTTATTTCTATAATGCTACCTACGAACACGCTCGAACTATGATCCACAAGATCAAAGAAACCGGTCTTCCCTTTAACTTTGTATTTTCGAATGAACACGAAGATCCATCTACTGATGAAATCGATGCTCTTATCGCTAAGAACAACGCATTCTTCGATTCATACCCCACCCTACTATTCACAAGGAACCACATCTCTGATAGAGACGGAACCCTCAAAGTCCGACCTGTCTACGCTGTTGACGATATATTTCTCATCATCGAAACGATGTTAACCTTTCCACTCTTAGTCCAAGCTCGCAAGCCCTCTTGCTGTATCATGTACGGCCTTGAAACCATTCGTGGTTCAAACTGCTACCTTGATCATCTCGCTCGTGACTATAAGACCTTCTTTACTATAGATTGGTCTGGATACGATCAGACACTACCACGTGTAATTACTGATCTATATTACACCGACTTTCTCCGTCGACTAATTATTATATCCAATGGTTATGCTCCTACCTATGAATACGACACATACCCCGACCTTACTGAAGACTCAATGTACACTAAAATGGATAACTTACTTAAGTTTCTCCATCTCTGGTATAACAACATGACCTTCTTATCTGTCGATGGCTTTGCCTACCGACGCCTCCACTGCGGCGTACCATCTGGTCTCTACAATACACAGTATTTAGACTCCTTCGGTAATCTCTTCCTCCTCATCGACTCAATGATTGAATTCGGATTCACTCACTCTGAAATTCGAAACATCATCCTTTTCGTCCTTGGCGACGATAACTCCGGATTCACAAACTGGACAATCAATCGCCTTCATACATTTATTTCCTTTCTGGAAAAATACGCACTAGAACGATACAACATGGTCCTTTCCAAAACTAAATCTGTTATCACAGCATTTCGAGATCGCCTCGAAACTCTGTCTTATAGATGTAATAACGGCATGCCCCGCCGCCCACTTGGAAAACTTGTCGCACAACTCTGCTTCCCTGAACATGGGATCAGACTCCACACAATGTCAATGCGCGCAATCGGAATAGCTTACGCTTCTTCCGGTCAAGACAAAACATTCCACCGTTTTTGTCAAGACGTGTATTATACGTTTCTTCCATACAGAATTGATGACGAACGAACCAAGTTCGAACTCATGAAATGGATGTCCTCTGGAACAGCTTCTCTCGACGACGCTGAACTTGACTTCATGCTAAACGAATTCCCTGACATTCACGCTATCCACCGACGTTTGTCCACATACGCTGGACCGTTGCAATATGCTCCTAAATGGAATTATGCTCATTTTATTCATGATCCTGATTTCCTTCCTCCTTTCCCTA